CTAACATTGTGGCAAGTACGATAGCCCACATTAGTAGTTACTGCGTATTTTCATTGTCTTTTTAGCTGGTGTTTTCTTTTTCTTAGGTTTAGCTGGTGGACGACCTACTTTGTTTCCGTATGTTCCTTTACCCTGTGGCATAATTACTTACCTCTTTTCTTAGTTGTTTTAGCTGCATTAACAAAATCACTGGCTTTAGGTCTACCCTTGGCTCCTTTAGGTTTCATTACTTCTTTAGACCCTGCCTTAATCCTCTTCTTCTTAGCGTTGATATTAGCGTATAGACTCAAGATCACCCCCTTTTTACCATTTCACTTTTGCTGACCAGTATGCTGCACTGGTTTTACCTTTAGCTATGTTCTTACCATGACGAGCCTTAAAACTAGCTCTCTTGGCTTTCATCTTATCAGACTCACCATCCTTAGGCTTACCTGCTGTACTAGCACCTTTCTCACCAAAGCGTATCATACGATCTTTACCATTGTCTTTGATAAGGACTACATGAGACTTCTTGCCTTTGGCAGAAGCTTTGGGTTTGTTGTACCCTGCGAATGTTTCGCCTCTATACTCTATCGGCATTATGTTTCTCGCTCAAATCAGAAGTAAAAAAAGGGAGCGTCAAGTTGTTACAAGAAGCTCCCTTTTTAGTTAGTTAATGTTAACCATTTACAGCTAACAAGAATCCTGCGTCAGGACGTAGTACCTTGTTACCATACAAGCGGTCAGCAGTATACAAGGTTCCTAAGAACTCTTGCTTGTACTGTGTCTGAGAACGTACACCTAATTGCTCTGCAAGTACCATAGTATCTTTATGTGCTAACATAGCACCTCGGATAATGCCACCTGCTGTTGCACCATTTTCTGCTGCTGTTTCAGTAACAGGGCAGTTAGTAGATACGTAAATATCGATACCATATAGCTCACCGATTTTACCATTTACAACGCCTTGACCATTAACAAAGTCAGAGCTAACGTAACGATCTTGACCCATGATTGCATTACGTAGTGCAGGTGGGATAACTAAGAAGCGATTATCCATAGGAACGTCTGCATCATCCATCTTCTGAATCATGTCACGTAAGAACTTGTCAGTAAATATGTCAGCAGGTACAACAGTATTATCTGCGTACTGCGTAGTGACACCACCAGCCTTTGGATAGAATGAGGCTGTAGTAGGCCATACAGTTCCGTCACCACCGCCAAAGCTCTTCATAAGTTTCAGCATATCATCGTCTACTTGCTTGCCTAAGGCATAGCCAGCATCACCTGTGTAGAACTGACGTAATGAAGCGAGTGCTTGTACGTTAGTAATATCTTCAATCATGCGTGAGTATTCAAAGTGCTTGTTGATAACAACCTGTACTTCGCCCTCTGTAGCGTTCTGAATAGTTACTGCTGTGCCCTCTGCTTTAGCATGGGCGGCTCCACGGACAGGCTTAGGGATATGAATAGTATCGCCTTTCTTACCTTGCATGGAAATTTTCTTAACCAATGGTGCAACTACAAGTGATTTCTCATACGCTGCAATTACTTCATCTGACCAAATTTCGGGGATGAATGTTGCTGCGGAAGTGTTATCTACCGTACCACCTTGGTTGGGATAAGTTGAATCTGTCATTTTGACTTTCTCTCTATTTTAAAAGGTTATTTAACCCTTTTCTCTGCGTATGCTCGTTGTATATCGTCAGAGAGTGCTAAGTAGCGGTCAGGGTCGGTTTTCATAAGTTTAATAATATCAGCGCGTCTGTAGATTTTCTTGGAAGTGCTTGAGTCGGGATTACCACGTGTGTATCCTGTAGACCCTTCCTTGACAGCCCTCTGTCTCCCATCTTTCTCTGATTTCAGCGTCTTATCAATAGAACCCTTACGATCTTTCCACAAGGAAAATAATTCGTTAGCTGACTCTACATCATAGTGCTGATCTGCTGCAACAAACATACGTGTACGTATCTGTGAAGCTTGTATCCACTCTGAAAACTTAGGATCAGCTATAATCTCAGGTATCTCAGGGTGAGCTTGCTGTAAAGCAGACATAGACGTTTGCTGTTTATAAGCTCTCGTAGATGCTTCTGCCGCTTTCACTGATGGGTGATTATCTATCGCCCTACTCATTGCTTTCTCAGGGTCAGAATAAAAATCTAATTCTTCATCTGTTTCGTCAGTTGCCTTTTGTGGCTTCTGATCTTGGAGTTGTGTGTTGATATAACTATCGACAACATTACGTAAGTCACCAACTTCTGAGCTTTGACGCCCTAGGAGCTTTTCAGCCTCTTGGTGCATTTGCACTACATCTTCTAATGACTTACCACTATATTTGTCTGGTACTGCTACAGGTTCAGAAGTAGCCTCAGGTTTGCCTTGCTCAGGTTCCGTTAGGTTTTCTGTCTCTTCGCCCATACCTTCTAAGCTATCAAAACGCTCACTATTTAAGTCCTCAGTATCAAGGATAACTGCTGCCATATTAAACTCCGTACCTTAGTATTATGGAGAAAGTAAAAATGAAAGGTTCCTAGTGTTAGGAGTTAACTTTCTCTTCGTGGACTCTCGCACGTTCATGTTGTTTAGCCCATTTTAAAGAAGCACCAGCGAAATCGCCAGAGAATGGTTCTAATACAGGTCGTGGAGAGGAAAGTTGTCTGGTTGATTGAGCTTTACAGGTTTTACACAATTGTGTGTCTGGTGAGCCTTTAACCATGTGTTCATTAACGTGCCCGTTGGCACATTTGTAGTCGTAGAACCTATACATATTCTTCTACCCTTTCAGAATCTTCTTGTCCTGCTAAGGTTGTTTCTTCCATGTTAAGGATAGCACCTAGTATGTTAAGTTGTCCCTTACGAAAGTAAAGGTCTTTATCATCTTTGGTGTGTTCTACTGAGTTTATTGCATCAGCATTATTTTTTAAGTCAGATATTAGTGTTTGCCAACCTTCTGTCCTAAACAACTCATTCATGCTTTTAAAATAAACTTCTAATTCTTTGTTTGTCATTTAAGATATTACCTTTTTAAAGTATCTTATTAATAATACATCTATTATAACACAATATGACGTAAAAGTCAAGATTTTTCTTTACTTTGCTTCTTAAGTGTGTTAGAGGAAGATAAAAGCTCCATTTCAGCTTCTAACTTTGTGATTTTATTAAGCAGGACAGTATAACTACTGTTTACCTGAGCAACCACATCTTGTAGTTCTTTATTGGATACCATTATTACTGCCTCGTTGTTGGTTATTGTTACGTAAAGTCATTTCTTTATCTTTAAGCATACGATCTGCTACTGCTAGTCTACGTTCAAACTCACGATCATCATTCTCTCCATCCCTTAGGTTGGTTGTGATAGCTTTTATACGATCAATTTCCATTTCCTGTGGTATGGCTTGAGCTTCTATCATAAGTTTCTGTGCTCTAGCATTAGATTCTTGAGCTTGTGAAGATAAGGCGGCTGTCTGAGAGGCTTGGAAAGCTAACTGGGCAGCTTGAGTCTCTTGAGCGTTCTTAGTAGCTTCTGGATTAGGCTTTGCAGCTTCATCTATAAGGCCAATCAACTCTTCACGATTAGATAAGTTCATGTTATCTACAATAGATTTAAGCATTATAGGATAGTAAGGTGTTTCCTTACCCATTGTTTGTAGTAACTGTACAAGCTGACTCACTTCATACTCACGTGCAATAATACCTAAGGTACTAGACGCTCTAAAGTTGTAGTCAGATACAGGGTAAAGCTCAGGCTCATACTGCATATAACGCCAAGCTGCTTTCTTTATAAAAGGTATTAGAAAAGAGTCTTGGAAGTTAATCAAGGTACGCTTGTGTCTCTTGATAATTGCGCCTAGAGACATTGAAATGCCAGCAGCAGTTGCCTCACCATTTATAGAACCTCCAACACCAGAAGAGTCAACGGCACCTGTAGATTGTTGAACCATTGACTGTAGTGCTTGAGCCTGAGCAAAAGTTATTTGGCTTACGTTGCCAAAGTTGAAAGGGTTAATTATCTCACGTGGGTCGCCATTAGTTAACAGCAACTTACCAGCACGAATCTCTGGCTTAGTGCCCCTAGGAATTCGTGTAGCGTCCATAGCAAGCATAGGGTGTACTGTGAGTGCTAGGGCGTCTATACGTGCCCTTAGCTCTGCGTCTAGGGCTTTCTG